CGCTTGAAGAAATAGCCGCCACTAAGAGACTTCCGCAGCCGCAAACACTTTTTGCTAACGAGAAGGCCAGGTTTACCACCAACCAGCCGGTTCATAGGAGCCGCAGCAGCCTCACGCCTTACATTGAAAGCATTGCTGTCTGTTGGTTGCGCGCGAAACCCAATCGACTGCAAGTGATCGAAAGCAGTAACTTCATAGATCTCGTCTCGCTTGTTACCGGCAGGGTCTCCCCAGATCTGGACATCCGCCTTGTTAAAGCTTGCGGCGATCTTGCCTATAAGCTCCTGGCCAAAACGCTCAAGGCCCATGTCAAACGTAACCAGCTCATCCAGGATCTTCCACGCACCGCCAGATGTTCTCTGCCCAAAGATAGCGGCAGGCGTCAAACCAAAGTCAACGCCGATCTGTAGAGGGTATTGTGGATCATACTGCACATCAGCAGACATCATTTCATCGTCATACTCCGGCCAGACAGGCCTGCCCTCCTGCACAAAGGTAAACTTGCCCTCTGCGTAGCACCTGATCCAGTCAGCATTCTTGCCGCCTAGAAGCTGCTCATAGTAGCCATCCGGCAGATGCACCTTGTTCTCTGCAGATGGATTAACCATCCACCACTTGCCGCCGGAAAATACAAAACCATTTGCTTCCGGGTTCTCTGGTAGATCCTTGGAAGACACCTCCAAGACCCCACCCGGCTGACGATAGAACTTCCAAGGGAACCGGCCACCGATAGGGTTCTTCTCTGACAGCTCATGCCACCAGTGATCTGCATCCGGCGGGTTAGTATCCATGATGATCCCGTACCAGGACGCACCACCGTCTGATTTGGTGGGATAACGGCCAACGCGGTGAGTAAGGCCATCGATCACAGCCTTCGGAAGCTCCCTCGCTTCATTTACCCATGCCCCGGTCAGCTCCAACGACAGCAGCTTGCGCACATCTTGTGGCGTGGAAAGGGCCATGAAGATAACCTCACAGTCGATACCAGGAGCATTATCTCTGCTAGGGAGTTTAAGATGGTGGGTAATGGGCGGTTGCCAGCGCATCGGACCCCATACATCTTCCGGGAACAGCTCACCCCAGGTCTTGATCGTAGTTGTTCTAAGCTCTGGATAGGTGTTCCGCACGATCACAAACCGTGAATACCGGATACCGTCACGCGGCGAGGGCTTTTGCTGGACAGCTTTTAACATAATCTCAGCAGCGCAGCCGTATGACTTGCCAGATCCAACCGGCCCCATCAGGCCGCGAACAAAAGATTTATCGTGCAGAAACTTCCAAACCGTAGCAGACTTAGAGAAATCCAAGTTCATGCTGGGGAGATCACTCATCGTCAGCCTCATATGTTGTGGTAATCTCTGGACCCTTCATATTGATCCCAATGATCGAGGGCTTGTCCACGTTCTTCTCTACATCGAGCAAGCCACTAGCTTTCGCCAGGACGCGCAGAACGCTCACCTTGTCGAACATCTCAATGGTTGTACCGTACTGCCCAACAGTAACCTTCTTGATCGAAGCAAGAGCCTCATCAGGGATCTCATCCATAGGCTTGATCTCGCCCGTGTGGATGTTGATGATATCAGTTAGCCTAGCAGTGCCCATCGCAATCAGCTCAGTCGCAACAGCCTCCTTGTTCTGAGCCAAAGTCTCCGACCGACCGATCCGGCGCTGCAACACACGCGCACCACCGAACCGACCAACCGGCGGGATAGGTTTTATCTTATCCTCTTTCTTTCTAGCCATTAGAACGGAATTTCATCGTCCAGCTTTCCAGCAGCCGGAGCCTGTTGCTGACGATTGCCATCATCCTCAAACAACTTTAGCCAGACCTCACCATCCTTATTCGGTAAAGGCAAACCCTCAAGCTTGATGCTGATCCCCTTGTCATTCTGAAAAGCAATACCGTGACGCAGCCAAACAGGCTTATCACGACCAGGTACTTCCTTCGCTTGCACAACACTAAATCGCTTGTTCATGTGTATCTCCTATACAACGTTAAAGTAGGATAACGATATCGCATGGGAAACGATATTACAATAGATGTTCGCTGCGAGATTGAAACAATAAGCCCCTCGCCAGATCCTCGATCAAGTTAGGAAACACATCAAACCCGATCAAAGCAACAAACCGACCGTCATGGTAAACACGCAAACCATCCGGGAATACCTCCCAGACAGTCACGCCATCACCCAGATCAACTTGCAAAGGAAAAGACACTAAGAATACGACTTGCGCATACGCGTCTTAGCAGCCTTCCTAAATGCAGCGTCACTAGGTGCGCCCTTGCTACCAGGCTTCCGCATCTTCTCACCGGAACCCTCAGCAATACGCTTCTTCTTAGCGTGGATGTTCGCATATAATCCTGGTTTCTTATTCGGCATCTTTCTTTCCTTTCACGTTGAGAAGCTTCTTACGCTTCGGTTTAATGGCTAAAGCACCACCAGCCTTACTCTTACCAGCAGCAGCCTTCTCAGCAGCAGATATGCTGGGGAACCGAGGAAACCGCCTGCCAGTGCTATCCTCATAATCCTTAGAGGCATTCCAAGCAGCGTCTCCCGTAAGCAACTTAGGCTCACCAGTCTTACTGTTAAACCAAATCTGAGGAATATTCCAAGCACCACCGCCAGGAGCCTCCGCCGTAGCAGTGTATTCAGTAGCCTGACGACCACCAGGCAAATCAATAGCCTTATGCTTCTTAGGGTCAAACGGAATTAGATCGGGCATTGGAAAGGCCTTTCATGGTTTTTTGGAAAATAGTTTCGTGGGGGACTGTACAGTAGACGCGGCGGGGCGGGGGGCAGGGGGTGTTGTTCCAAATGTGGCAGGATTGTGGCGTTCTTGTGCCTGATTGCCTGAGGACCACAACATCTTGTGTCTGCAATTTAACATAATGTGGATTATGACTCTTAGTACAGCCTGACTCGCTGTGCGCCCGAACCATTGCCGGTTGTATCGTTTGGCTACCCATGCCTATGCCGCCTCTGTTTCGTCGCTGTGTGGCTCGCTCAGTAAGTCTACGGCCTGATTAGCCAGCATTATCGCTGCCGACTGCACGACATCCGGCTTGATCCTCCATCCAGCTCCGATTGCTCTGGTGAAATAGTCTGTTGTGAGACACTGAAATTCAGCCCTTAACCTGGATAGGTCCAGTTCGACCTCGCAGTTAGTGCCAGATCTATCTATCTGCTCTTGAAGCTGTGCGTTTGTTTCTGCTTCACTAAGTTCCATTTGCTGTTTGGCTGTCAGCCTGGAGCGCAGTGTGTCCTCGTATTTAACGTGAGGATCGAAGACGATGCGGTTGCTTGTGGATCTCTGGCCTTTGTAGAATGGCTTGCAATAAACCATGTAGCCGTAGTCTCTGAGCTTCCTAACGTGGTAGCCGACTGCTGTTCGCTTGCTTCCGATGTCCTGTCCGATGCGCTCGTTACTTACGAAGGTTCGCCCGATGCTGTCGCAGTATGAGCAGAATGCAATGAGAACGCGCAGGGTCTTTGGCGTGATCCTTGGATCTTTGATTGCCCTGATTGGAACGATTGCAAAGGCTCTTAGATCTTTGGCTCTGAGTTGTTTGGGTCTCAAAACGGGTATTCCTCTATTGGATCGGTAGGCTGTTCCTTCCGGGCATATGTCTCTATGCGGTTTTCTTCGAGGCTCTGCCTATACATTTGGATCACGTTCATCGTGACGAGGTTTTTTTCTAACAGTCTATCTGCACCTGTGCCGTTGATGTAGGTATCTGCTACCGCTTCCCCGTGGTTCATGCGCCTGGCGTTGATTGCGTCACTGTCCCAGGCGACTGAAGTCTTCGGACCTAGAATTGGTGGCTTGTATGCGTCACTGCATTTCTGTGCTGCTTTGACCATGTTGTAGATGGTGGGCCATGATCGGGTGCGATTGTTCTTGCGGATGTCTTTGCCCATGTTGCGAAGAATGTTGGTTAGACCTTCCTCGTTTACGCTGCTGACGATCTCGCTGTTGATGTCTTCAACCATTGCGGTCATTTCTGTGGCTGCTCGTTCTGGCGTGTGGTTTGCCGGTACGTCATACGATTGCAGCTCTTTCTGTAGCCATGCTCCTATAGCTTTAGTTCTCTGCTCGTAATTCATTGGATCATCTTTCTGTCTGTTGGGATCGATCCCAGTATTGCCTGCATCTGCTGGTCGCTTGTCATATCCTGGAGAGATGGTTTCTGGATCTCATCATCCCAGCGCTCACCGTTTAGCCATGTTGCCAGGTGCGGCATGAATTTCTTATCTTGCTGTCCCCATGCTCGGACAAAGAGTGCTAGTGAATGTTGGATCTGATCGATGGGAGCCTTGGTCAGTGCCTTAGCCAGTGCTTTGCGAGCTGTGCCCTTGCCGACCTTCTTCGGATAGATTGCCCAAAGATCATCGAAAATCGCCATATTATTTATAGGTTCATTTCCAAGGTTATTATTTACAAGGTTAAGGACTGGCAAATTCTGCACGGGGGCACTAGCAGATTTTGCCATAGCCCCTGGCAAATTTTGCCACTCTTGTTTTGTTAGCTTTAAGCGATATCCGTTGCTTGTTTTGCTGCCATTGCTGCGGGTGCGCTGCACCTTCTCGATCAATCCTATTTGATGCAGTTGATCGATGTGCATCTGTACGGCACGTTTAGACATCTCGCATTCTTCTGAAAGTGTGGTGAGGCTGGGGAAGCAAGCTCCGGTCTCGCTGTTGTGGTGGTCAGCGATCCAATAAAGAACGATCTTTGTGGCCGGTTTGAGGCCTTTCTGTTGCATCGCAAGAGCTGTCATATAGTGAGACATTTATTCACCCCATGTAACAGTTGTAATTAGGCACGGCTCATTTCCGTACCGCTTGAATACCTTGAGGTCATAGACCTGGGCATCATCCTCGAAGACCACGCCGTTGAACGAATCTAACACGATTTTGGCGATATTATCAATATCCGGCTTACCAGGGTAGATCTCATCAGCCTCCGCTGCGGCCTTCTTTGCCTTCGTCCAGCTCTTCGGGATCTGGAATTGTGCTTTGATGACCATCTGACATGGCATTGTTGTCGGCTCTAACTGGTGCAGCACCATATAATTCGATGCAGTACCGGCCAGCCGATGCTCATATCTGCGCGTTTTCTCTGGCGTGTAGACCCGGCCTGTCCTGGTGAACCTGGGCCGACCTTTGCCGATCGGTTGACCAGGGAGCCAAATGTAAGTGCTGGTCATATCCGTTTCAGCCAGTCTGTCACATCTGATTTGTCATCCTCGATCACGACGCCGACATCATCAAGGATCGCCTCCAGGCTTACAGATTGGTTCAATCCTTCTGATATCAGCTCGCTTGCCAAACGGCTTTGCGATATCCCCTGAGACTGCGAAGCGCTATCTAATCGGGCTTTGACACCGGCGGGGAGTCGCACCACCAGAGCTTTCTTCTTTTCCATTTTGGTTTGATATTTCAACTTTCTTTCCTTTTCTTTCAGCAGGTTATCAAATACTTCAAAAAAAGTTTGATTTACCCCTTGACCTTTATTGTGATATCACCTTATCTATTAAGAGTAAGTTAATCAAGAGAGGAATCAGAGATGAGAAATTATCGTTGTGTTCATGTTCGGGAGCATTTCTGGGACTGTCAGGCCAGAACTACTTATGAGGCAGCTTGCAAGGCTGCAAAGCATTGGGGCCGTAAGAATACTTGTGGCATCGATATTTATATTTTGGAAGAGGAGGCTGCATAATGGCTAAGATTCAGAAAGACGCCGCAATGTTCGACTTGTTCGACAATGGCGACAACAGCCAACCCGGTGAGCGGCAGACTGACATCGAGGATATTATCTTCGAGAAAAGCTTGTTGGGTATGATCCAGGCCGGTGACAAGGCTGGGCAGCAAGCCTGGAGCGATGCGGCGAAAGCCGGTCAAGTAATGCGGATTTGTTAGGAGGAAATAAAATGGCTTATATGAGTGAATGGGAAATTCAGCAAATGGCAGAAAGCGCCCTAACTTCTTACGAAATGACTGCTGATTGGAAAGCTGCGTACAACGCGGCTGTTGAGTTTGCGATTGATGAGTGGGAAATAGAAGCAACTCAATCCCAGGCGGCAACTGCGGTTGCGATTGCGCAAACTGGCTGGCAGGGGATCAAAATGAGCGTTCCCAAAATTAACTATCAACCTCAATATTAATCGGGAGAAAAGAAAATGGCAAAATCAATTCAAGCACAGGCAGCGGCCCAAATCAAAGCCAAGATGAAAGCGGCAGGGTTCAAAGCCAGCGTTAGCAGCTTTAGCGCTTCTATGTGTAACGGTGTGCGGATCTACTGCGATGAAGCTGACTATCAAAACAAAGAGAAGATCAGCGACATTTGTATGCCTTACCAGTACGGCCACTTCAACGGGATGGAAGACATCTACGAATATAGCAGTATGATCCCAGGCTTGCCGCAGGTTAAGTTTGTCCAGATCAGCTACCAAGGTTGATTTAACAGTGCGCCTTCGGGCGCATCATTAAGTCAAAAGGAGAGTGCAATGAACTTTATACTGAAAAAGATTGACGCCTATGCGGTGCGGATTGTCGGAGAGTTTGACAGCTTCGATGATGCGTATGCTGCGAAAAAAGACATCTACGCAAACAATGAGTTTGTCGAGTGTTTCATAGATATCGTAGCACCGGAAGGCCAAGTCTTAGCACCATTGGGAGCAATACAATGAACGATTGGAAAGAGTGGGTCAAAGATACTATCGGAGTGGTGAGCCTGTTTCTCACCTTCTATCTTTTATTTTTCTTTGCGGGGGTTTTGTAATGGGCAAGGTCAAAGACATATTCCAGGACCAGCGCGAGAGGGCTTCCAAGATATGCCCAGAGTGCGATGGGGATGGCAAGGTGGTCGAGATCACTTACCGGGTCCAAAGCTTTAGTCGTGACATCGGGGAGCCATACGAAGATCCGGTTGATTGCGAAACGTGCCAGGGAGAAGGCGCAATATTTTTGGAGGAAGACGATGAAGATCTATGAAGTAAACACCAAAAAGATGCACCACCGCCACGCAGGGGACACTGAGATGGCGGCGGCGCACCAGGCGGCCGCAAAGGTCACAGGCAGGCGGTTGGACACCCTGCGTGCGCTTTCGACCCTGGGAGGAGGGTCAGGGGAGCAAATAAGCGCCTCTCTGCGGCTACCTATCACTAGCATAAGACCGCGCTTAACGGAACTGCAAGAAATGGAGCTGATCGAAGACACCGGGCGGCGCCATAAAAACCAATACGGCAACGGCGAGATCGTTTGGGCCATTACAAAATCAGGGGAACAATATGTATATTAAGTTTGAAGATATCCGAAACATGGCCGATCAGATCCGGCTAATGACCGGAGACGACCAGGACACATTTCTGGACACGCTGGACGGCGAGACCGATGCAATGGACATCTTGGGCAAGCTTATCCAGGAGCGCACCGAATGCTCAATCTACGAAGGGTCAGTCAAAGAGTTAGCGGCGACCTACACCGCCAGAGCAAAACGACTGAGCGCAAAGCAAGACGCAATCTCTCAGACAATCGGGCAACTGCTCGATGCTATGGGCGAAACCAAGGTGCAGCACGAGCTTGCCACAGTTAGCAGAACAAAGCCCCGCTGGTCCGTTAGGATCGAGGACGAGGCAGAAGTTCCTTCACAAATGATGAAGGTAACAACGCGGCCAGACGTTGCCGCGATTAAGAAACAGATGGAGCAGGGCGAGACAGTGCCAGGATGCACTATCAATCCAGGAAATCCATCCATAACAATCAGAATAAAGTGAGGAAACAATGACTAAAATTTTTGACATGAAAACCGCAAGAACCTTAAACGAAAGCTTGTCTATAATTACTCCAAAACTTGCTAAGAAGATTTCAGAAAACAACCCTAAAAACAGAAAGTTTAGACTGCACGTCGCTCAAGACTACGCTAGGCAAATGCGTCTTAATCGCTGGGGCAAAAGCCCAGAGGCAATAGTCTTGACCAAAAGTGGAATATTGGTGAACGGTCAACACAGAATATGGGCCATTATCGAAACGGGGATAAGCTGTACTGCTGATGTTGTGGTCATTGAAGATAAAGACTTTGACAGCGTTTTTGAAATCTTAGATCAAGGCGCATCAAGGAGCGCTTCCGATATTCTCAAAATTGACAGCAAGCAAATACTGCCAATTAACTATCTTTTGCGGTGTGCTGGCTTGAAAAAACCAAAGCCACAAGACCTCAAAGCCTATATTGAAAGCCCAATGGGTGAAATATTATCGCAAGTTTGTGACCTTAAACTAAGAGGCAAAGTTTGGAAACATACTGGCTTCAAAGCTGCTGTAACTATTTCGATTTTATCCGGGGGAATCACCAAAGAAAGAGCGTTTGAAGTTTTAAAGCAGTTAAACAGTGGATCAATAAACGATTGGCCCCCTATCTTTTCACAGCTCTATATTCAGCTTACAGATCCTGGAAAGCAATTAAAAATGAGCGGTAGGTCATTTGATAACGATTGGTTTACACGGAGCGTTTATAGCTTTGTGAATGTGGACAAGCCAACAAAAATAATACGACTAAGCAAGAGCTTCAATGAAGAAGTTAAAAATATGAGCATGGCAGCACTTTATGCTATCAACCCTGATTTCTTGGAGTAATTAGATGAGCGAACTTCAAAAAGCAATGGCCGAGGTGAACGATCTCAATCGCACCCACGGCGTCACGCAGCGCGGCGGCAAGAAATATACAGAGGTTTTTGTGCGCGTCGAAGCATTCCGCAAAGCATTCGGCACAGATCATGGGATCAACACCGAGATATTGATGGACGATGGCAAGCGAGTTGTCATCAAAGCATCGATCACGAACAGCTCAGGCATGGTTGTTGGATCTGGCATGGCTGAAGAGATCCGGGGGCAAGGCAACGTCAACAAGACAAGCGCACTTGAGAACGCAGAGACCAGCGCAATAGGACGCGCTCTGGCTTCCATTGGTTTGCATGGTGGGACATATGCCAGCCTCAATGAGATCGATGCTGTGCCACGCAAAGCCGCCGCGCAAAAGCAACAGGCTCAATCTACGCAGCCTCCACCAGCACCACCAGCGGGTGATATGCTGACACTGAAGAACCACATCGGGCAGGAGAAAGGATCGGGAGACGCGCAAGACTTTACCGCTAAACTCATCAAGCTAATTGCAGCCTATACCAAGCTAGAGGCCACCAAAGAGGGGACAGTGATACCGCCACGGGAACGCATGACCTTGCTGCGCGAGCTGATCGAGCAAAACCAGCCGGAAATCGACAAGCTATCGGACGGGTTCAAAGAAGAGATCGACAAGCGATACAAGAATTGCCTCAAGATCCTGGGCGCACAGTTAGGAAAAGAATGATGGAGACCTGGAAGCAAATGAAGGCGCGTCAAAAACGGGAGTTGATTGGCGTGGTTGAAGATCTGGCTGGGGAAGTAACGCAAGTAAAGGCGGCGGAAAAGCTAGATATGTCGCAAGCCTTGCTGAGTGCCTTCTGCCGCAAGCACAATATTACATGGGAGACAGACGGGAGGAAAAAGAAATGAATGGCAAGGATATCATTAAGTGCATTAAAGCAGCCGAGATGAAGCTGACAAAGAAAGAAACATCTGCTCTTATGTCTATACCATACAAAACCGTAGTAGAGATTGCAGAAAAATACGGGATAAAATTTATCGATGGAAGGCAGAAGAGCGATGAACCAAGAAGGCAAGCAGGCATTGGCCCGAAGCCAACGTCAACTATCAATCATGATCGAGACCGCAAAGAAACAAAACCGGCACAACCTAAAGCAGCAATTAGAGAGCCTGTTCGCATTAGGCGAGATACTTCAAAGGGCCATTACAAAAGAAAGCTAAAGAAAAGGCTCCGGGATATACTTCACAGCGACTTGGATCGCAGCGTTAAGCATGAGTTGGTCTACGCAGCCAAGTGGCAGGAGCATCAACGCAGCATAAAGAAGAAAACTAAGGTAGGTGGTGCGCTATGAATGAAGAAGAAGTCAAAAAGAAGATTGAGATTGCAGGCGCGGTCGGCGCGTTTGCAGGCTTTGTCAGCGGTGTTGGCATTATGACCCTGGTAGCCATTATATTCTAGGAAAGATCGTGCGGGTGGCCGTGAGAATGGGCGCATTCGGTAGCACGTTAACCAACAAACAATGTTGAACCACCCGCTCGATATTTTTACACAGGTTTTGTCGCCATTTCAATAGCTGTTTCAAGAGTTTCTTTGTTTCTCCTGGTCCAACCCTTTCCAAAGGTCTCAAAGGTTTTAAGACCCTCATAAAACTTCTGCCGAGTGTAATACACAGACTCAATAATCCGGTCTGGATCTAAGTCAGCCACCGCCTTCAAGGTCATAGGCCCGATAGCACCGTCCTGTTTTGCCCCAACAGCACGTTGTATGGCCTTGGCTGGTCTACCACTGCCAGAATTAACAGCCCAATCAAACGCGCACCAATCAACTCCGCTTGGGAGATCGTCACCGCGCACCTTATCCCAGTAGTTTTTCTTATAGATCGGAGCTACATCGTCCGGCGTCAGGTCACGCATTTCTTGCTCAGTGCTTTCCCGGCCAATCCACTTGTCATAAACAGCCTTAGTCACACCTAAATTAGTCATGCCGCCTGGATCTTTCGGGTGATTTACAAAACCACCTTCGTGCTTGAGGAGCATTCTTAAACAATGTTCAAAGTTCTCTTTCATTTCTTTAATCCTTTTACTGTACGGATTCCAAACGATGCAGCAATCGAAGCATACATGGCCCAGCTAAACCATGATGGTGCAGCCTCCAGGTTCTTAAAGCCCTGCTCCATGTAGGGCTGTAACCCAGGTATGAAGCTCCCCAGAACGATTGCAATGAAGCATAGCGTCCAGGCTTCATCCTTCCAGCTGTCACGACTGGCCTCTATTGCAGCCTGCTCCCAGGATATTTCCCCGGTAGCGATCCTCATTTTCGTTTCGGCTTCCGCTTTCTTCACCGCAGTCTTGCCATCGATGTAGCTGGTAGCCAGCCCACCGAGTGAACCTATGATTTGACCAATCATTTGTTAGACTCCTTACCCATCCAGATACCAAAGCACCCCGTGAGAGCGCCCATACAGACGCTTACAAGCCCTGACTGTGCAACGCTGGGGTCAGGTAGCCCCATGAACCAATGCACCGCCTGATAGGTCAGCACAGTGACCGCCAGCATCATCAAGCGTGGCAGAACCTTCCAGTCATCTAATATTGTGTGCGCCATTCAGCTTCCTACCTTCCTGCAAAAGTAAAAGGACTTCTTTAAAGTCTCTGCCAGATTGTGCCGCCAAGCCTTCAATTATTAGTTCAAGGTTCTGATCGAACAAGCGTATGATCTCTGCGTTTTTCATCTTACCATTTGCCTTGTTGTTTACCGATAAAAAATAGCGCCGCCGCCAAACCAGCGATACCCGCCAGCACGATGATGCCGCCGACCACCCACATTACGATGGCCTCCTTGATCTCGGCTTGGCGATACGCAGTCTTCTTGCGCTGCGCTCTGATCTTGCGGAGCGTGTCTTTGTATTCTTCCAGACCCTTTGGTCCGTACTGATACATAATAATTGTTTCAATTTCTTTCTTCATAGATTGCAATCTCTTTTGAGCAGAGAATGCGTCAATGGCTGCTTGTTCCGCAGATCCAGTAAGTGATGCAAATACACCCGGGTTCTTAGCTTTTTCAGCTGCGTAATTTACGTCCGAGACTGCACCAGCGAATTTGCTCAGAGCAGATGAAGCATCCCGACCAGCAGCAATCAAAGACTTGGCATTGTTTACAGCGCTTGCCGCAATAGCTATAGCAGAGATAGGATCAATCATGTTTCAACAAACCTTGCTGGGCAAACAAAGAGGTAGCTGACACGATAAACCTTATCGTACCACAGGCCATTCTTTTGAAGACCGCAATCATAAAAGCAGTATTGAAACAAATGGTTCCCGCCTTGCGTCCACGCATGGTTAAATGAAACGAAGGCGAGAACACAAATCATCAGCCCATCTTCGTCAGGACTGCGAGCAAGAGTGCAATGATAGAACCTGTAGTTGCAATCATAATACCTTCCATGCGCTTGACGCGGCTAAACAGGTCTTTGAACTGGATCTTTACTTCAGTCTTGATAGCAATGATTTCTTTCTCAAGGCCATCAATACGATCATGCGCGGATGATATTGTACGTTTATTCATATTCGCCTTCTTCTTTGCTAAGAGATGCAGTCAGCATATTTACAAACGCATCTTTGCCCACAGCTAACTGATCCATATTAAACTGCGCAGAGTTGATTTTCTGCTGCAAAGAGTTGATGTGATTAATCATCACCTTTTGCTGATCTGTCAGTTGGTCTTCAGTGTATTCAACATCGTTGATCGTGATTACCTTTTTGTCTTCGGCCATCGTGATCTCCTTTAAGTTAAGTTAAGCAGCCCAAGGTGTTCCAGAGGCT